TGCAGAAACCAAAGGTTGATATCCAAATCCCTCTGTAGAACCAAGAGAAAGAAGAACTCCACCAAGAGGTAATCCAGAAGTATTGGCATCTGTAATTGTGGAACTTGCAGTTCCTGTGAAAGCGATAGTAGTAATACCAGCATTCTCACCCAATGTAAAGTCTTCACTAAATCCAGGACCCTGTAAAATGTCATTTACGAGAACAATTGCATTTCCAGTAGAAATACCACTGACATCATCTGATGCGTTAGAAGTTAATGTGTATACTGATGTATTACCATCAAATTTGTTTGAAACACTATCAAAAATATAGTTTGTGTGATAGGTGTCAGTAGAAGTTCCTGTAATACCAGATCTCATGAATGTTCTTCCTTGGAAAGAAGAACTTTGAGAAATGCCTTCCCAATCTCTTTCGTCTGGTGGATTTGTGGTACTGCCAATTGGAACTATACCATAAGGTGCTTCAGCAAAGTGAACTACGCTATTAGTAATATTGTAGTTTCCAACAACTTTGGTAATTGGTTCTCCAGTATTTCCTGTACCAATTTTTGTTCCAAGTTGTCCTCTTCTAACTTGAACTGCATTTGTGCTTCCTACACCAACAGCCATAATCTTCATGATCTCATTACCCATCTTGATGAGATCTGATCCAAAGTACGATTGTATGCCACTTATTTTTATAGTATTGTCAACTGTGGTGACATTAGTGGAAAGTCCAGTTGTTTGTGATGTAGCGACAACTGGAGATTGAATTAGATTATCAAGTGCAATCAAACATCTTGCATTTTGATTAGTTGCAGTAAATCTATGTGAAGTTCCAACTCCAACACTTGCAATCTCCATGGGAACTGCAATCTTCTTAAGCGCATTTTCTGCAGTAGATGCAAGTTGGATCTTATCGTCACCAACTTTAATCGCATATAGATCAATATTAATTGGTAAGAATTCAGTATTACCAACTCCAGGAATATTTGTTAATCCAATACCAATAGAGGAAGTAATACCACCATTTCTGTCATAACGAATTCTTTCTCCAGAAACAAAGAAGTGGTTTGGAATTCTAATTGTATTTGCATCAACACTGACAATGGTAGAGTCATTTCCTAAGAAATATTTTTCAAAGATAGGTGCAGATCTATGTTCCAGGGTGAAGGTCTTCTTAACGGCATTTTCTGTTCCTTCATATCTTGCATAATTTGTAACAAACAATCCATTTCCAAAGTTTCTTTGATCTCTACTATCATCCTCAATTCGCAATGCCTGAGTAAAGACTTTCACATCAACAGCGATATTTGCCTCTGGAGTAAAGGTTAAAGAAACTCCACCACCCGAATTAAGTCTTCCACCAAAAGTTCCAAGTCCACTTATGTATGGCATTGGTGTGTCAGTTTCTACAATACCAAACTCTTGAATCTCTATCTCTCCTGTACCATTTTCATTACTGTCAGTATCAATGGTGATAATTTCTCTCATCTCATAGGTATTATTTGTAGTATCTGTGATTGATACCATGAAATATGCTGAGTCATATTGTGAAGTATAATCAGCTACAGTCGTAATACCTGGTGTTCCAGATGCGGAAATTGATGTTGACTGACCCTCAAGAATAGCATGCTTCATTTGGTCTGTACTGATTCCAGCAGATATGCCATCAGTACCAAAACCAATCTGCATTGTATTGCAGGTCATCGCAGCACTAACACTTGGTATAAAGTCAACCTTCAATGAACCACTATCAAGGTATGGATAATAAGTTCCAAATCCAGTACCACTAAATGAAGTGCTATTATCAGTAGTCATCAACCTACCAAATTCAGTGACACTAACTTCAGTATCATCATGAATAATATTCAGTTCATTATATTCATGGTCATTAGTTGCTGGATCGGAAACAAGAGACATCACCTTAAGTGATCTAGTTGTTGCTGCGACAGATACAATTGTTCTCCTAACTCCACCGCCAGAAGGAAGTTCAGTACTACTAGAGCGAATATCTACAGCACCATTACCCAATACTATGGAGGTTCCCAGACCAACAACATCATCATCTAAATGATACGCCATACTGACTAATTGATAGTCATTAATTGCAAAATTATTTGGGAAGAACTGTAAGGATCCTTGAGTTCCAGAAATCTTAAAGTCAAAACTTCCAAGTTCACCCACACTATACATTCTTCCATAATTATTGAAGTATGCAAATCTTCCATCCTGAATCATGTTGACAATTTGGAATTGTCTCTCACTTTCAAATCTTTCATCTTTAAAGTAAATAAAATACTTTAAGAATCTGCTGTTACTAACATTAAATTCATCAATCAGTTGGAATCTAGTTGCTCTCGGATTACTGTTAAACAGATTACTAACATCATCAAAATCAACAGCTCTGTTTCCAAATGATTCAAAGAAATCGGTTAAAATTCTACTTGCAAAAATAATTTCATCTGAGAATATACTTCCAGAAGCATTAAGTGAATTTTCTAAAGCAAGATCAAAATCTTTAGTGCAGTTAAGGTTTCCAACACTGTAAAGATCATTAACCACAGTGAAATATGAAAGTTCTGTGGATAATCCCACTCTCATAGAGTTGGATTCAATTTGACTAAACTCTGATGGAGTTTCCAATTGATAATCAGAGAATTTTTTAAATCCTGCTGTATGATTTGTTGTGCTTACAACATCATTCCAAGTATCAAAATCAACTCTTGATCTCAGTGAATATGAGAAGTTTTGATAGTAGAAACTATCTTGAACTCTTTGCATATTTGCATTAAGGAATCCAGAATTAGTTGTAGATCCTTTAATAATTCTTGATGATGCATCTGTATTAATGAAAGACTCATAAATTGTTACATTATCAGCGATTCCCTGAGTATTAGAAGCAAGACCTTCAATTATTTCACCAGACACAAAGTTTTTGGATGTAGAAACTCTAAGAGTTCCAGTTTTTTTATCCCAACTCTCAACAGTTCCCGAAGTTGTGGCAGATTTAACTTCTTCCCCATTAAAGAACTCATTATCCTTAAGTGTGATATCGAAGATTGGAAAATGTCTCTCTGCGATAACTCTTCCTGAAGAATTAAATTTATCAAATTCTCCAATAAATTCTCCCTTAGATTTATCAAATAAACCTTCCATACTGTAACTGAAGGTTGCACCGACTCCCCCTAAGTTTTTGTCAACTGCAATAACAGGGAACAACTTATAGTTGTGATCAGCAGAATTGTAACCTATTCCAGTGGATCCAATACCAATACTAATATTTTCTATTAAAATTTTATCTCCAACTTCAACAGGGAAATCATCAGATGCACTAAATCCAACAGATAATTCTGCAGTGACTTCATTGGTCACAGTATTAAATCCAATCGTGCTGATTCCGCAACCATTAGTATTATAAATTGGTAAAATAGTGGGAATGGTATTACTCATTCCTTTCGTATTTTTAAGGATGGTTACTTGATTATCACCAAGATCATAATCAAGGTCTACGTCATTAAGACGTTGATTTGTTTTTCCATCAAATGCCAACAATCTAGGTGCTGAAGAATAACCTCTTCCCCCAGAAGATATTCCAATAAAATCAAAAGATTTTAAGGATTTTATCTTAATAATATTTGGTAAAGTAATTGATGGCCTGAGGGTTTTGTCAGATGGGAAATCAAATCCAATATTTTTAATTCGAGTTTTAGTTATCCTTCCAATTTGATCACTCTGTGCTTCTAAAATAACACCAGTTCCTCTAGATGTAGCAACTGTAGTAATACCGGGCAAAGATTTGTATCCTTGTCCACTATTAACAACTTCAATTTTTGCTATTGAACCATCTGTGTGGGTACAATCTGTCTCATAAGTAATTTCTGCAGAAGAAGTAGATGAGATATAAGCAGACTTTTCTGGAGTTGGTCCAATTGTAAAGCTAAAAGAACTTGGTCCCGCAAGGGAAATTTTATGCTTACCATTGTAAATGCTGTTTACAACTGATGCGGTATTATTTTGCAATACTTCATCATCAATATTAATTTCCGTTTTTTCTGCAGGAACATCTCCACTTTCATACGTTGGATCAAGTCTATAATAAAGTTCATCAGGAGTTTTATCATTAACAGTTAAAGTAACTACTGCATTTGAATCAATACCAGGTGTTCCATCCCTAGTTAAATCATATCCAGTATTAGCAACTTTTCCAACATACTTGTTAGTGAAATTTTTATCGGCATATAAATTAAATTCAAACGAAGGATAGTTTGTAGATTGAATTTCGTGAGAAAGAGTGGAACTTGCTAAATTGAATGTAACTATAGAATCCCTGTATAATTTCAAAGGAGGATTGATTGGATTGATTACTCCTCCACCACCAGTGCTTGCTAATCCAACCGTAGTTGGAATTTCCATGGTGGCATTTTTGAATGTATTAGAGAATTTGAAAGAATTACTATCAATTATGGAAAGATAGTAGATTGCATTATTTGTAAGACCTTCTGTGGGATTAGTGCTATTTTCAGTGTAAACAATCTTTTGTCCATTTACAAATCCATGGTTTTCAATGGTAATTGCACCAGTTGATGTATTAATTCCAGTAGAAGTATAAGATTTTGGATTTATAATTAATTTTCTATTATAGTCATTGTATGAAATATTAAAGGAAGATGTAATTCCTGGATTTACATCTAATACGATGTCATGTCCAATATGAAGTCCATGAGTTTCTCCCGTCGAAACTGTAACGGTATTTTTGTTAATAGTTCCTGTTACAGCACTATAGTTAGTTTTAAGACTATGGTAAACACCAGATCCAAGCCCAATAAATCCTAAAGTGGTAATCGTATCGATACCAACTACACCCTCAAATATTCCAGTGCTTCCGAGTCCAACTCTTGCAGTTGCTAATCCAATTAAATTATTTGCAACTTTGGCGACAAACAAATTAGTTCCATCAGAGATTGTTGTTCCAATTCCAGCAGACACATGATTATCACAAATGATTAATCCCTTTCCAGGATTGCCATGAATATCTTGATTTGAAGAGTAAGTAACTATATCACCCGTCTCAAGTCCATGATCTTTGATAAAGATTGTTTTAGTTGGTATTACAATGGAAGTTGCTCCAGCTCCTGGATTTTCAAAGAAAATCGTGGTTCCAATACCAACACCACCTGTGCTACCTAATCCAACAACTTCTATTGGATTGAAGTATATTTGTTTGTTTACTTTGTAGTCAAAATCAGTTTTAAATCCAGCCGAAATACTTAATTTTCTTTGTGTTACGGTTGCTGCTGTTCCAACAGTATGTTCAACTCCAACAACACCATTTACTGATCTAAGAACTCTAACTCGTGATAAACGATTATCAACATTTAATACTTTTATTCTTTCTGTTCCAATTTGAATAATATCATTTTCTCTAATATCTGGGTAGTTGAGATTTCCAGTTAAATTAAAATACGTGACTAATCCAGTGTATGCAACTGAACCGATTCCATTGGTCGAAAGACCAACTCCCGCAACTTTATATACATTTGTACCAATACCAGCGGAATAAAGTCCTTCAAGATCTGATGCAGTTGTTGATATTCCAGTTATTGATATTGTATCTTTATTTTGGATATTATGTGGATTGTCACTAAACAATAAGTATTTCCCTTTTCCATTTGGATAGAATTCAACATTTTCAATGGAACTCGTGGCAACACTTACACTATCAACCGGTTTGCCAAGGACGTGTGAGACCCTCGCAGAAACGCCTCCACCGCCAGTTTCAGCATTGTTGAATACAACTGGATCACCTACTTTGTAATTAGTTCCACCAGTTACAACACCAACACTTTCAACACCACCTCTTGCAGCATTTCTAACTTCAATTTTTTGAGATAAATTTGCAGGTAAGGAAAGATATTTGTATTGAATATCCTTACCATCAAATAGATTGAGTGGTGTTGTATTTTTTATATACCCGGAAGTATTGATGTTAAAATCATCTTGGTTTGATACTTTCTGGAAGTTAAATTCATTTGGTTTTGCATGAAAATTTTCTCCAACCAAATATGGGAATTTTGGTCTTCTAAAATTAGTAAATGGAGACTGAGTATCTGCTTCATCAGATGCTATGGTAGCAAAATATGCATAAGTTCCATTGGGAAAATCTGGAGTGACACAATGTCTTCCATTATTTTCATCGAGAACAGATTCGTCAGTTTGATTTTCATAAACAAAGTCATTAATAAAGAAACCAGATGGCCATGCGCTTAATGGTGGTCTCTGTGGTGCAGTTGCCTTTTCCACATATCCAGTTTGCATAATTTTAACGGCTCCACCAGATCTTGTGGAATACCCATATGGTCCATAGATTGGATG